TCTGGTTTGTGAATAATGGTAAACCAACCTGGATAACTGGTACGCACTATATGTATTTGCAATGGAGTAAAATTGACGTAGGTGCCCCAGACTTTAGAGAAGCAAACAGATTATTCTATATATTCTGGGAAGCTTGCAAGGCAGACAAAAGGTGTTACGGTATGTGTTATCTTAAAAATCGTAGATCAGGGTTTTCTTTTATGTCAAGCGCAGAAACAGTTAACTTAGCGACTATATCAAGCGATAGTAGATATGGGATACTATCAAAGTCAGGTGCTGATGCGAAGAAAATGTTTACAGATAAAGTAGTACCTATATCAATTAACTATCCGTTCTTTTTTAAACCAATACAAGATGGTATGGATAGACCTAAGTCTGAGTTAGCGTATAGAGTACCAGCTAGTAAGTTTACAAGAAAAAAGATTACGGCAAACGAACAGCTTGAAGACATTAAGGGATTAGATACAACTATTGATTGGAAAAACACAGGAGACAATAGTTATGATGGTGAAAAATTAGCGTTACTAGTTCATGATGAAAGTGGTAAATGGGAAAGACCTGACAACATACTAAACAACTGGAGAGTTACAAAAACATGTTTACGACTAGGTAGTAGAATTGTTGGTAAATGTATGATGGGCTCAACTTCAAACGCATTAGACAAAGGTGGAGATAACTTTAAAAAATTATACAACGCGTCAGATGTCACCGCAAGAAATAGAAATGGCCAAACAAAGTCTGGTTTATACTCTTTGTTTATCCCAATGGAATGGAACTACGAAGGATTTATTGATGAATACGGATATCCAGTATTCGATAGTCCAGATTATGATGTACTCGGACCAGATGGCGAATTAATAGACATAGGCATAATAGAACATTGGAACAATGAGGCAGAGGGATTAAAATCTGATCAAGATGGTTTAAATGAATTTTACCGTCAGTTTCCAAGAACTACAGAGCACGCGTTTAGAGATGAGGCTAAAAATAGTATTTTTAACCTTGTTAAAATATACGAACAAATAGATTACAATGAGGGCATAGGTAGCTCATCAGTAGTTTCAACTGGAAATTTTCAATGGGTTAACGGCATTAAGGACACACAGGTTATATTTTATCCAGATCCAAAAGGTAGATTTAAAGTAAGTTGGTTTCCGCCTAGTCACATGCAGAATAAGATTGTGGTAAAAAACAATATAAAGTACCCTGCAAACGAACACATGGGAGCCTTCGGTTGTGATAGTTATGATATATCAGGAACTGTTGATGGCAAGGGATCTAATGGAGCATTACACGGGTTAACAAAGTTTAGCATGGAAGATTGCCCGCCTAATCATATGTTTTTAGAATACGTAGCAAGACCACCAACTGCAGATATATTTTTTGAAGATGTATTGATGGCTTTAGTATTTTACGGAATGCCATTATTATGCGAAAACAATAAACCTAGATTGTTATATCATTTAAGAAGAAGAGGATATAGAGGTTACAGTATGAATAGGCCAGATAAGTTATGGAACAAATTATCTGTAACGGAAAAGGAAATAGGTGGAATACCTAACTCAAGTGAAGATATTAAGCAAGCTCACGCCGCCGCTATTGAAATGTACATACAAAGTCATGTTGGTCATTTAGGCGATGGAAATTATGGAAACATATATTTTAATGAAACACTAAACGATTGGGCTAGATTTGACATAAACAAAAGAACAAAGTTTGACGCATCTATAAGTTCTGGATTAGCTATAATGGCTTGTAACAGACACTTGTATAGGCCAAACGCAAAAATAGAAAAACCAAAGTTAAATATAAATATCGCGAAGTATGCTAATACTGGAAGCGCGTCTAAAATAATAAAGTAAAATATGGCAGAGTCTGTTATAAATAATTATTTCCCTAGTCAAGTCGTAAGTGACGCTGAAAAGCTAAGTTACGACTATGGATTAAAAATAGCTAAAGCTATTGAAAGCGAATGGTTTCACAAGGACCGTAATCACAATAGATACTCAGCTAATCAAAACAATTTTCACAACTTAAGGTTATACGCTCGTGGAGAACAATCAATTCAAAAATATAAAGATGAGTTATCTATAAATGGTGACTTAAGCTATTTAAACCTAGACTGGACTCCAGTGCCTATTATATCTAAATTTGTAGATATTGTTGCTAACGGTATTGCCGAAAGAATGTATGACATAAAAGCGTATTCTCAAGATCCATTTGGAGTTCAAAAAAGAACTGAGTATATGGAGTCTGTGGTTAGAGACATGAAAATGAAAAGTGTAGATCAATATGTTAAAGAAAACTTTAATTTAGATTTGTCTGAAAATGATCCAAAAACTTTACCTGAAAACGAAGAAGAACTAGCTATTCACATGCAACTATCGTATAAGCAATCTGTAGAGCTAGCAGAAGAGCAAGCTTTAAAAGTTTTAATGGAAGGTAACAATTACGAATTAATAAAGAAAAGATTTTATTATGATTTAACGGTTTTAGGGATAGGTGCAGTAAAATCAGGTTTTAACACTTCTGAAGGTGTAACAATAGATTATGTTGATCCAGCTGATTTAGTTTATTCATACACCGAATCGCCCTACTTTGACGACATATACTATGTAGGAGAAGTTAAAACAATACCTGTAAACGAATTAGCAAAACAATTTCCACACTTAACGCACGAAGATTTACAAGATATAATTAAAACAAGATCTGTTCACACTAATGATTATAACAGTAACCCGCGCAACAAAGTAGATAACAATCAAGTTCAAGTTCTATACTTTAACTATAAAAGTTATATGAACGAGGTGTATAAAATGAAAGAAACTGGATCTGGAGCTTTAAAAGCTATAGAAAAAGACGATTCGTTTAATCCTCCAGAAGAAAAAGAAGGTGGATACGGAAGGTTACATAGAGCAATAGAGTGTCTTTACGAAGGAGTTATAGTACTTGGTACTAAAAAATTACTTAAATGGGAAATGTCAAAAAATATGATGCGTCCTAAAAGTGACTTTACTAAGGTTAAAATGAATTATTCTATAGTAGCTCCTAGAATGTATAAAGGTAAAATTGATTCTTTGGTAAAACGTATAACAGGCTTTGCCGACATGATACAACTTACGCACCTAAAACTACAACAGGTAATGTCACGTATGGTTCCAGATGGCGTTTATTTAGACGCTGATGGTTTAGCTGAAGTTGACTTAGGTAACGGAACAAACTATAATCCCCAAGAAGCGCTAAACATGTTTTTTCAAACTGGGTCTGTAATTGGAAGAAGCTTTACTTCCGAAGGAGATATGAACCCTGGTAAAGTGCCTATTCAAGAAATAACATCTGGAGCAGGAGGTCAAAAAATGCAGGCCCTTATAGGTAATTACAATTATTACTTACAAATGATAAGAGATGTAACTGGCTTAAACGAGGCTAGAGACGGTTCGACGCCAGACAAAAGCGCTCTTGTTGGTATACAAAAAATGGCCGCAGCTAACTCTAACACAGCAACTAGACATATACTGCAGTCTGGATTATTCTTAACGTCTCAAATAGCAGAGTGTTTATCGCTTAGGATATCTGACATTATAGAGTATTCTCCAACTAAAGATGCTTTTATACAAGCTATTGGAGCACACAACGTTGCTACGTTAGAAGAAATGTCTAACTTACACTTATACGACTTTGGTATATTTATTGAGTTAGCGCCAGATGAAGAAGAAAAAGCTTTATTAGAAAACAATATACAAGTTGCATTAAGCCAACAAAACATAGAATTAGAAGACGCTATTGATGTTAGAGAAATAAAAAATCTTAAAATGGCTAATTCACTATTAAAAATTAGAAGAAAAAAGAAAATAGATAGAGATCAAAAAATACAACAACAAAATATTCAAGCTCAATCTCAAGCTAATATTCAAGCACAACAAGCGGCTGCTCAAATGGAAGTTCAAAAAAATCAAGCCCTTACACGGTCTAAAGGTGAACTTGCTCAAATAGAGTCTCAATTAGAAATGCAAAGAATGCAAGCTGAAGGAGAGCTTAAGAAAATGTTAATGGAACAAGAGTTTCAATACAATATGCAGCTTAGACAAATGGAAGTAGAAGGAGCTAAAGGTAGAGAAAAAGAAAAAGAAGATCGTAAAGATAAAAGAACAAAAATACAAGCTACACAACAATCAGAAATGATTGACCAAAGAAATAATCAAAAACCACCTAAAAACTTTGAATCAGCAGGTAATGATATAATGGGTGGTGGATTTAACATGGGGGCGTTTGAACCCCAATAAACAGAGTACTAATTATTATTATATTATATTATGGCAAAAAAGAAAAAAGAAGAAGTAACTGAAGAGGTT